AAACAAAATCAATTGTGTCTGGGGCGGGTTCTATGGGAACAGTGTCATCAGGGAGATAGTAATGATGAGCCTTATGCACGTCTAAAACGTGCAACAGCGAGGTAGGCGAGATGGTCGTATCGGGCAATTTGACCGCCCGCAAGATGGGCACGAATCGAGCCATGTACCACAGGGAAACACAAGTTGCCTTAAAGTGTTCCTCCACAGTCATGTTGTGCTGCTCTCCTCTTGCCAACAAAAACATCTTGCTGAGCACGCGTCCAATCTTGGGGCCAAACCACCATCGACCGTTCACAGGATAGAAAATTGAAGAGCAAAATTGCGCTTCTCCATCAATGTCAACGGTGGGTTCGAAACCTAGAAGGGTGAACACTTCAGTCACCACCTCCTGGTAATAACCCAAAAATTCGGGTCTGGCCATACACAACGCATCGTCTCCCATAATAATGACTCTAAAAGGGTCAAAAGCCACAAACTGTCTCTCTTCAATGAGGTCATCAACAACAGTTTCCAAGCTTCCAGACTGTCGAATGTAGTCAGTGACGTCAGAAGCGTCATCAAACATCCATCCATAGGTGTATAGTAGGTACAAGTATAACTTGACCAAAAACCATCCACCAGTATTGTCGACAGAATTTCCGCATGAGGTATTGTTGGTGCCAGATTTTCGAGTAGCTTCACACTCGTACACGACGCCATGCGGGGTCTTTCCTTTAGTGTGTTGCTGTGTTTGCAGTAGTTGGTCCATCTCCTGATCTCTCTTCCAACGCTGGTACAAATCAAACTCGAACTGTAGGGCGGGTTTCTGCACGGTGGAGTCAAAACGTTTACAATCATTACGAACTGGCTCAACAAAACCGTCAGCGAGACAGTCGTTGAACCAATCTGAAATGTCTTTAGCGTTCAAACCTCCAGCGTACGTAAACTCACCATCGCGATGAAAATGTTTACCAAACTGTTTGGTGAAAGTATAGATATAAGGACCAGTGGCAATCTGGTAGTCGAGCGAGGTTCCTTGAATGAGACGCGGGTCATAGAAGACTTCATCTTCTATGTCTTCTCGCGGCTTCACTGTAGCCTCAATCTTTACAAAAGCACTGTAAGTTGTAGTGATGGGTAATGCAGTCTCCTTCATCCTCTTATATTCCTTTTCCAGCATTCGACGTCTTGCAGGCACAAAACGAGCAATCCACTCGTCAGTGTCAATAATCTCACAGGGGTCGTTCAAGAGGTTGACCAATTGAGGGCATAGAATTTTAGTCTGATTGGTCATAACATTGAGCAACGAGAGCCACAAACCTGGCTCAGGCTTGTTGCGTGGAGCTTTGATGGCCCTGTTAGTGACGGCTAAAACCTCATTGTGCACACAGGCACGAGGAAAAGTAGCCAAGTAGTTTCCACGAATAACAGGTCCATAATGCACAGCGCAAACAGATGGAGTACAAGGTCCGTCTTGATAATCAATGCGGGAAGTTTGGGGAATGGGGACTAGTGGGCGTCCGTGCATGCAGTACGAATAAACAGGTCGTGCTGCATAACGTTCTCGAATGACAGGTTTCATAATAAATCCGTACATGTTAATCGAGCGCCATCGTGAAGGCATCACGGCGTACACTAATGCCATAAACCAAACAAGTAACGAAAGGCGTAACAAATGTGAGGCGATAAAAGATGCATACCCGGGGTGAAGTTGCCCATGCAGGCCAAAGAACAAAGCGAGCATGGCAAGCACCAGGTAGGGCAGTATTGAAACCTTACGCACAGTATTGTAATACGCAACGGGTCCCATTTCTTGCAGGTTAAATTTCCTGTGTACGCGTATAATAATAGCGCACAAACAGAAAATCGACAATCCAGTCCACACATAATCAAACAAGCGAGAATAAGCGTACACGACGC